TTGCAAAGAGAAATACGACTTAACCAGAAATGAAATAGCCTTTTTGAAAGAACTGGGTGAGTTTTTATTATGGCAAGTAAATATGTTGGTTGACGATGATGGCAATCCACTGAATCAAATTAGTTTGTCTAAGAAAATGGAAATAAGTACACGTACTATCCGAAATAATATGAAATCACTAGAAGAAAAGAAATGTGTGTTTTCTATACCATATGATAAAGATGTTTATTATTTAGTTAATCCATATCTGCTGTATAAAGGTAGGAAAATAAATATGGTTTTGCCAGCGTTATTTACGGAAATTGGATATATTCCGATGTGATTAAATGTGTAGAAATGATAGAAGCAATTATACAAAAAATTAACAAGAAATGTGCTTAAATACTGGGCTTCTTAGAAAATTGAATAGGAAAATATTTTCCGATGAACAAATTTAAAACCCACTATTTATAGGGTTTATTTTTATATATAGGAAATATTTTTCCGGTATAAAGAGAATATGGAGGAATTAAATGTTAGAAAATGATGAATATTTAAAGGTTAAAAGATGTATAGACAATATTATGCACGGTGAGTATTATAGCAACATGCTAACCGAAAAAGAATATTATTTGATTATGAGCTTTATTCGGGCTTCACATATGACTGTTGTCGGGTCGAGAAAATTTATAAGTTCATGCGATAGCGGAAAATACTATTACAGTGAAGGCGATTGTTTTAATTTGAGAACTAAATATAAACCATTTAACACACGTCTTGAAAAAATTTTAAGAAACGATGGGTGTCTAAAAATAACAAAATTTAGAAATCAATATGCCGACTATGAATTATCATATCGCGATTTTATATGGTTAATTACTGATAACAGAGTAAATCTTTCAAGTGGAACTTGTACGAAAGAAGAAATGGAAGATTATTTTGATAAAATTGGATCTAGCTACACGGAAGTTCCAATAGAATCATTCATTAATAAAAAAATAAATAACTCAAAATACATCACCAGAAGTGACATAGAATATAAACAATGGATAAATTCAGTTCTTGAACGCGATAATTATACTTGTCAATGTTGTGGATCAAAGTTAAATCCAGAAGTGCATCATATTTTGAATTATTCTCAATATAAAAATTTACGAGTAGATATTGATAATGGAACAACATTGTGTGAGTGCTGTCACAGCCCCATGATAAAAGGCTCTTTTCATAATACATATGGAACACGTAATAACACAAAAGAACAGTTGCAAGAATATGTGGAACGTAAACAAAAAGAACTGAATAAATCCCAGTAAAATGTGTCTTTGAACGAGAGCGGTTGAGTGGTGATATTTTACTACTCTACTGCTCTATTTTTGATTAGAAAGGAGGTGTGTCATTTGTCACAAACAATAAAAAGTATAAAAGACTTATCTTCTGCTACGGATAAATATATTTATTTTGCGGTTGATAAAGTTGGTGAAATGGTTAAAGGAAAAATAGATGAATTTATTCGATACTACTATGAGGAGTTCACCCCCAATAGGTATTCTAGGACTTATAATTTTCTAAATTCGTGTGTAAAAACAGTTCCACGAAAAATAAAAGGTGGTTACGAAGTTGATATATATATAGACACATCTATAACATATTCCAATGGATGGACTATGGCGCAGACTGCAAATTATGCAAATCATTCTCTTCATGGAAATTTTCGTGTTGGAGATATGGAATTTTGGGACGATGCAGTTGAAGAAATTAATGAAGGAAAACTTCTAGTTGGAGCTTTCTCTCAGTTTATGAAAGATAAAGGGATTGTAATTATATATAGATAATATGATTATTTCAATGAAATTTAATTTAGGAGGAGGTGCCGTAATGGATCTTTTAAGAAATGGAGATACGTATGGAATGTGGAAAATCATAAGCTTTTCTGGTGAAAAAATAAATAAAACAAAAAATACATATCTTTGTGAATGTCAGTGCCACTATAAAACAAGAAAAATTATGAGAAAAGACATAATATTGTCTGGTAAAAGTAAATCATGTAAATATTGTTCTGGATTTAAAGATTTAGTGGGACAGGAATATGGTAAATTAACTGTCAAAGAATTAGACATTAAAACAACCGTAGAAAAAAACAAAACATATTGGTTTTGCAATTGTGAATGCGGAAATATTACGTCGGTAAGATATGACACACTTCAAGACATGACAACGTCGTCGTGTGGATGCTCAAGGGACGAATATGAAGATTTGACAGGAAATAAGTATGGATTGTTGACTATTATAAGGTACTCACATAAAAAAAGATATGATTATGGCACCAGTTCCCATAGGTGGGTTTGCATGTGTGATTGTGGCAATGAAACAATTGTTGCTCAAAGTGATTTGGTTACTGGGCACACTATTTCATGCGGTTGTAGAACAAGATCTAAAGGTGAATTAGTCATAAAGAATTTTTTAGATAAATTTAATTTTGAGTATAAAGAACAATTTCGCTTTGACAATTGTAAATACAAAAATCCACTAGTCTTTGATTTTTTAATTAGAAATTATAAAACTGGGATTTATGATTTAGCAATTGAGTTTGACGGGATACAACATTATCAGCCAATTGTATTTAGGGGAACCTCTTATACTGATGTTAAAGAGATATATAATGTTAATGTTCTGAGAGATGAAATTAAAACCGATTATTGTTGTAAGAATAATATAAAATTACTTAGAATTCCATATTGGGAATTGGATGACAATAATATTGAATATATTTTGTGGGACTTTTTAGAGAAACATAATTTAATCATAAATAATAAAATTTCGTAACAAATGCACTCCTGGTTTATGTGAGTGCTATTTTTATGCACAAATTAGGAGGTGAATATGGACAATAATGAATTTCGGTTTCTTATACAAGGCATTTTAGATGAATCTGCAACTGCTCAAAAAATCAAAAACCAGTTGCCAACTTTGCAGAAAAAGATTCAGCAAGAATACAAATTGAAACTTGGCATTGAATTAGAAGATAATATTGCAAAAACACAAGCTAAGAAGTTGGCCACCCAGATTCAATCACAGTTAAATAATACTAAGGTTAGTTTAAACTTAGATCTAAAAAAGATAAATCTTAAATCTAATATAAATGAATTTTTGTCTACAAATACAAAGCTGACTAGCGAATTTCGTAATCAATTTATAGAATTATTAACGGCAATTGATGCTGCTGATAACAATAAATCTCTTGCAAATATACGAACTCAGCTTTCAACATTAAAAAATGAAGCAAAGTCAGCGGGTCAAATTGGGAAATCTTTTACTGATAGTTTTAAGGGGGCACTTGGTGGCGTTACTACATGGCTCACTGCTACTACCACGTTTTTTGCTTTTGTAAGAGGTATAAAAAGTGGAATATCCACAGTAAGAGAATTGGATACGGCTTTAGTTGATTTAAGAAAAACATCCAATGCAACCTCCAGGGAGCTAGAAGGGTTCTACTATACTGCAAACACAACTGCAAAACAACTGGGAGTAACTACCGCGGAAGTGATAAATGCAGCAAGTAGTTGGAGTAGGCTTGGATATAGTATCAAAGATGCTTCCACTATGGCTAAAACATCTGCTATATTTGCAAGTATATCTCCAGAAATGAACATCGAACAAGCCACCGATGGTCTGGTAAGCGCAATGAAGGCATTTAATGTTGAAGCTGATGGTGCATTGGAACAAATCGCTTCAAAGGTCAATGCTATTGGAAACACACAGGCTGTAGATAACATTGATCTAGTTGATATTGTGACAAGAGCATCTTCGGCAATGGCAGCAGCAAACAACACATTGGAACAGACAATCGCTTTGGGTACAGCAGCCACTGAGATCACAAGAGATGCGGAAAGCACTGGAACGGCCTTAAAGACAATTTCAATGCGCATAAGAGGATATGATGAAGAAACCGAATCATATACGTCAGACCTTGAAAATCTGTCTGGCACAATTGCAGATTTAACGAAATCGGCCTCTACTCCCGGCGGGATAAGCCTATTTACAGATGAAACAAAAGAAACATATAAGTCTACATATGAAATTCTCAAAGATATATCTGCAATCTGGGGGCAGTTAACAGATAAAAATCAAGCTCAACTTTTGGAAGCGTTGGCAGGAAAACGCCAAGGAAATGTCGTTGCGGCTATGATTTCAAACTTTGGAACAGCCGAAAAGTCAATGCAAACCATGGCAGATTCCCAAGGCAACGCGATGAAGGAAATGGAGGTCATTTATGACTCCATGGATTACAAATTAAATAAGTTTGGAGAAACATGGACTGGCGTTGCACAAAACTTATTCCAGAGAGGCGACATGAAGTCGACGATTGATTTGTTGACATTATTTTCTTCTGGGGTTGACAGTCTGACCTCATCTCTTGGTTTGTTCGGAACAGTTTTATCTGGAGTGGGTATTGGGGCATTTGTTAAAAATCTTAGTTCAATCAAAACGTGGGT